TGGTTTGATTTGTACGAAATGGCTCACTTTAGATTTATTGGAGACGTTAACTATTTACCATACGGAAGATCTTATTTGGAACCAGCAAGAAAACTATTCAAGCAATATACTTTGATCGAAGATGCGATGTTGATTCATAGAATTACACGCGCCCCAGAAAGAAGAACGTTCTACGTTAACGTGGGAGCCATCCCACCAAACGAAGTGGATAACTATATACAACGTATGATCGGTAAGATGAAGAAGACTCCATTGATCGATGCACAAACCGGTCAATACAACATGAAGTTCAACCAACAGAACTTATTGGAGGACTTTTTTATTCCTGTTAGAGGCAACGATCAGTCAACTAGAATCGACACTGCAAAAGGTCTTGAGTATAATGCAATCGAAGACGTTCAATACTTTAGAGAGAAACTATTTGCTGCTCTAAAGATTCCTAAAGCGTTCATGGGCTACGAAAAGGACTTAACTGGTAAGGCAACTCTAGCCGCTGAAGACATTCGTTTTGCTAGAACTATCGAGAGAATCCAAAGAATCATAACCTCTGAATTGAAGAAGGTAGCATTGGTTCACTTGTACGCACACGGATACACAAACGACTCAATTACTAACTTTGATATCTCTTTAACTAACCCTTCAATCATATACGATCAAGAGAGAATCGCAATGTTTAAAGAGAAAGTTGACCTTGCAAACCAAGCAATGGAAAACTCTTCTTTACCAAGAGACTACATCTGGAAGAACGTATTCCACATCTCTGAGGACGAATTTGATGAGCTAGACGACCTTATTGTTGAAGATCAAAAGCGCAAGTTTAGATACAAACAAATAGCCGAGGAAGGAAACGATCCAGCAGAAACAGGCCAAGCATTTGGTACTCCACATCAGATCGCAAGTCTTTACGGAGGCAAGGGTGACGGTCCTATAGACGTTCCAGCAGGCTACAATGAGAAGAATCCTAACGAACCTATAAAGATTCCAGGAAGACCTCAGAAGTACAAATCTACTTATGCAACTGACGAATCTCCATTTGGAAGAAACGGAGTTTACGATATGAAATCCAACGCTGAAACTAAGGAAGACGACTACAAAGTCAGCTTTAAAGGAGGCACAATGAACATGGAAGGAACCAAAGCTGTATACCTTCAAAACAAGTCGGCTTTAGAAAAAATGTTTGGTAAAGAAAACTCGAGAAAGACAAACCTTTTTGAACAATCCGATCTTTTAAGTGAGGATAATATAATCGAAGGCCTAGATTAAAATATTTAGATATTTATTAGCAAGCCGATCAAACATAGCTATGGCAATAAAACATTCGAAATATCGTAACACCGGTATTTTATTTGAACTTTTAGTAAGACAAACGACTTCTGACCTGTTAAACAATCAGGACTCGTTAGCGGTTAAGATATTAAAGAAGCACTTTACCAATACTGATTTGGGAAAAGAGTATAGCTTGTACAGCACTTTTGTTACGAGCCCTAAACTTTCTGAGACTAAAGCTGAGATTCTTATTTCAACCATTTTAGAACAATATAAGAAACTAGACCACGCAAAACTAAGCAAACTTAAATACCACTTAATAAAAGAGATAAAGAAAAACTATAAATTAGACGATTTCTTCAAAGCAAAAATAGAAAATTACAAGCCCTACGCATCAATATACACTATATTTGAATCTCAGCATAGTCCATTATCAGATACAAAACAGATCGTTTTAAACAAGATTAACCTGTTAGAACACATCACAAAAGAGTCAATTACAGATCTTCAAGCTCCTCAATCTATTATGGAAGAGCTAATGAAAGAAGACAAAGAGATCAGGATTCTTACCTACAAAATTTTGGTGGAGAAATTTAACGATAAGTACGAAACTCTTTCTGACAAACAAAAGAACATCCTAAAAGAATACATTTCTAGCATTTCCGATAGCTCAAATTTAAGAACTTTCTTAAATAGCAAGTTAAAAGAAATCAAAAAAGAATTAACAGAAATCTCCGAGAATTTGGAAGACAAGGTCACAAAGATCAAAGTACAGGAGGTTTTAAAGTTCGTTAAGCCATTAAAAGAAGGCATCGCAGTTAAAGACGAGACAATCACTGGATTATTACAATACTACGATTTAATAGAAGAACTTAAAAAAGCTTCTAAATAATGAAGAACTTCAACAATCAATTTGCAACTCAGAAATTAAGATCGGAAGATAGTGTTACCGGAGGAAATGCTCCTGCAGATACGGCTGCCACTTTCAAAGCTGGAGACGGAATGCAATACGCTACTAAGAAAGCTTTCAAAAAGAAAAACGAGGTAAAAGACGTAGAGCCAAAACTAGTTGCAGGTAAAGCTAATAACTACGTAGCAAAAAAATGGGGTTGGAAACCTGCACCTTCAATTCCTAATAGACCATCTAAAGGCGGATTCCAATACAAACAAATGTTCGAAGACATCGAAGAGGGAACTTTACAACCAGTGGATATTACTAAAGACTCTTTGTCTCCAATGGAATATCAACAAGCATTACACTACAAAGAATTCTCTCCAGCAGAATGGGAATTCGATGATATATCAAAAAGATATTTAAAAATAGCAAAAGAGGTTGGTAAAACTGCCATTGCAGAAGCTTTGACATACAACAAATTCAAGAAAGAAGCCGCCACAAGATCCAACAAGGATTCTTTACACGAGGCTTTGAAATCAATAAACAAAAAGTTACACGAAATAAACAGGTTAATGGAATACTCAACCAACATGAGAATGGAATTGGAAGAGGATTATAGTCCAAGAACTGGCAAGGTTGTGAATAAGCTAGAAAAGCAACTAGCGGAAATTTACAAAAAGGTTAAAAGTTTAAAGTAACATGGCAAAATTAAAGTCGTCAAACAGTGAAAAGTTGACGTTTGGTAAAAGAAAATCAGGGCAACCTGGAGGTAAAAAAAGTTATAACAAAAACAGCCCAAGACCAAAAGCATATCGCGGACAAGGCAGATCATAATATTTATAAGCATGACAACAGCAATCTTATTCAAGAAACACAGAGCAGGAGAAATCAGCAAGGAGAAATTCTTGTACGAAGTTAGAAGGGACCAACAGTTACCTTTCATTACAAACATGACTTCTTACGACGACGCTATTAAGATACTTAAAAACAAGAGTATCGTTAAAGAAGCGAGTGCTCAAGACAACATACATCCGTACACTTTAAAAAGAGGCGCTGAAGCCGAATTGCTAAAGGGCGGAGAAATTACAAATGCAGCTTACGCAAAAGCGGTTGCAACTGCTACAAAGAAATTATCAAAAGATCCAACTGCTTACGACGATTTACACATCTCTAATTCAGCAAAGATCAAAAAAGCCGATGCTAAATTAGAAATGACCCCAGTTAAAGGCGAAAATTTTGTTGATAAGAATAACGGAATGAAGAAGATTAAAGGCTTTCACGATGTTAAATCAAACACAAAAGCTTCTAAGAAAGAGAATAAGAGAGGCAATCCAAAAGGCGTTAAGATGATGAAAGAGTCTGCGCTTAACGAAGATTTACAGACTACTTTTTACGACGATATTAAAGACGGCAAGCTTGAAATTGCAGGTATGTACGTAGTAGACGTTCAAGAAGATAAAGTAAGTGTTTTTTTCCGTTTAGCCGACCAACCATTACAAACCGGTCAAAAACTCGCAGATATTCAAAAAGCTACAGCCACTTATAATAAAGAATCTGGTGAATTTAGCATTTCTGGTGAAACAAAAACTAAATCACCAATAGTTAACGATCCAGAATCAAAAAAGACTTTTAATTATATTAAAGGAAAAATTGGAAGCGGTTTACAAGAGTCTTTAAGCATTCTAAAACAACTTCTTTTTAAAAAAAAAGTTAAGTTAACTGAGGATACAGAAAATATCTACGAAGACACACATCCGGTTTATGGATACGGCCAAGAAGTTCCTTTACCAGAATCTGACGTTAAAGAATTAGGAGCAAAAACAGCGGTTGTTAAAACTATTGTTGGCGGAACTTTAGAACTAGAAATAGAGAAAGAAGGCCAAGAACCAATGATAATTCACAGACAAGTTAACGTTATTAATAAGGCAAAAGACGATTTGGCTTTACAAAGTCAAACTGACGATAAGGTAGATCTTGATAAAAAATGGTCTGATTGGGATAAAAGAGGCGAAAAGACTTTTGGTGGAGTTGCAGATTTTCCTTCTCAAATAGATGCAGACAGACAAAAGAAAACTATGGGAATAGTTGAGAAGCTAAGAAAGTTTTTAAAGAAAGACAAGAAAAAAGAAGTAGACGAAGCTACAGAATTTGACGCAGCTGGAAAAGCAATATTTGTTCCTGATAACGAAGCAAATGGAAAAGAAGCAGAATTAAAAAAAGCAGGTGTTAAATACACTAAAAAAAGAGTACAATAATGTCTAAGCAATTACTTATAGAACACGCGCTGTTTCACCCGATCACTAATTTAAACGAGGGAAAAAGAAACATAAACGGCAACTTAATAGTGCGTGGTCAAGTACAAGCTTGCGACAAACCAAACGCTAACAATAGAATTTACCCTTACGATACTTTATACGCTCAAGTAGAAAAATACGTTAATGGACCAATTAGAGAGAACAGAGCTTTAGGAGAATTGGATCATCCTGAAACTTCGGTTATAAATCTAAAGAACGTTAGCCACAACATCTTAAAATTATGGTGGCAAGATAAGGATCTTTACGGCGAGATAGAAATCTTACCTACACCATCAGGAAATATCTTGACTCAATTATTCGCAAACAACATTACAGTCGGTATCTCTTCAAGAGCTTTAGGATCTGTTAGTCCAATTGGCGAAGGATTCGTTCAAGTTGAGGACGACCTAGATCTTATTTGCTGGGACTTCGTTTCTACACCGTCTACTTATGGAGCGTACATGAAACCGGCAGGAAGCTCACCAAGTCTTCGAGAATCAGTCGATTTGTCTTTGGCTAAGGTAAACAGATACGAAAGAGCAAGCCGTCTTATTTCAGACATTATATGTTCCCAGAGCGGTATCTGCTGCTTGAATAACAATTAATTTGCATAATTGTTTACTTTTTTGGATAAATTAATATATTTATTCCAATATGCACCGATTTTTAATTGCGGTCGCTACTAGAAATTTATCTATATATTGCTTCACATTACAATAAGCAATCGGAACTTACAATCATTTATTACAAATGGAAGACTTGTACAAACAGGCAATCCTTGATGCAAAAGCACTAAGAGCTAGCGCCATGGCTAACGCTAAAGCTGCATTGCAAGAGGCATTCCAGCCTAAAATTGAAGAAATGCTACGTCAATCTTTATCTGAAGATGAAGAAGAAATGGACGAAGCAAAAGAACCAGTAGCTGGTAAAAAAGGCGTAGCCTTAAAAGCTGCTGAAAAAGAATCTCCTTTTAAGAAAAAAGTTAAAGACTCTATCAAAGAAGAAGAAGAAGAATTAGACGAAACTGAAGAAATGGATGAAACCAAAGAAATGGATGAGTCTGAAGAAATGGACGAAACCAAAGAAATGGACGAATCTGAAGAAATGGATGAGTCTGAGGAAATGGACGAAGCTGAAGAAATGGACGAAACAGAAATGGACGAAACCTCTTTAGAAGAAATCCTTGGCGAATTAGAAGCTTTGGCTAACGAAGGAAACGAAATTAGTCAAAACGAAGAAGAGTCAGAAGAAGAGGAAGAATTTGACGAAGCTAAAGCCGAAGAAGAGGGCGAAAGCGACGAAGAAGATTCAATGGACCACGAAGCTGGTGAAACAGCTGGTGAGGAAGATGAAGAAAAAGTCATCACAATCACTTTAGGCCAATTGAAAGATATCCTTGCTCCTTATCAAGCTGATGAAGAAGGTGCTGAAGGCGCTGAAGGCGACGATGACACTGCAGACATCAACTTAGATGAGATTTTTGCTGAATTAGAGGAAGCTCAAAAAGGTAAAAAAGAAGACGAATTGGATGAAGCTGAAGAAGACGAATTAGACGAGAACAACAACTCTATCGTGCAACCAGGCGTAGCAGTTCCAGGATCAAATCCAATAGCCGCACAAACAAAAGGTAAAAATGCAGGTACAGCTGTTTCTGGTCAATTAAAAGAGGCTAACAAGACAATTCAATATCTTCAAACTCAATTGAAAGAAGTTAATTTATTGAACGCTAAGTACTTATTCATGAACAAATTGTTTAAGTCTAAGTCTTTAACTGAATCTCAAAAGATGAAAGCTGTAAATGCTTTCGATAGAGCTACTACAGTTAAAGAAGTAAAAAATACTTTTGCTACTTTAAATGAATCTTTCTCTGTGGCTAAGAAAAAGTCAATCAACGAAGGTTTCGCATCTCAAGCTGCTGGTTTAGCACCTAAACAAACGATCGAATCTGATCCTTTTGTTTCTAGAATGCAAGTATTAGCAGGATTATCAAAAACAAAATTTTAATTCCATAAAAAATGGCAAATTTAGTACAATCATTATTAAATGAGTCCGCTCAGAACGCTCAACAAGCTCAGTTTACTGTAGCTCAGAAGCTTTCTAAGAAGTGGGCAAAATCTGGCCTTTTAGAAGGTTTAGAGAATCAAGACAAGTCAACAATGTCTATTATCTTGGAAAACCAAGCTAAGCAATTAGTAGTTGAATCTTCTCAAACAGGCGGTGGTATCACAAACGGTTCTAGCTTTACAGCTGGTACTGGTGAACAATGGGCTGGTGTTGCTTTACCGTTAGTTCGTAAGATCTTCGGTCAAATCGCCGCAAAAGAGTTCGTTTCTGTTCAACCAATGAACTTACCTGCTGGTTTAGTATTCTATTTAGATTTCCAATACGGAAACACTAAAGATCCTTTCACTGCTGGTCAATCTTTATACGGTACAAGCACAGCTAACTTCGGTAACGCTGCTGCTGGTGCTTTATACGGTGTTGGTCGTTTTGGTTATTCAACTAACCAATTTTCTGCATCTTCAGGTGCTGCAACAGTAGCTTCGGCTTCTTCTGCAGAAATCGATTTCAGTTCAGATTACACATCTTCTTTAGCTGCTAATGAAATTAAGAAAGTAACTTTCAATACTTCATCTTTAGCTAACTTCGATGCTAACCTTGTTCGTTCTTTTATTATCGTTTCTGGTTCAGTAACTGCTGCAAACAACTTGCAACAATTTGCTTACACTAGCGGTGGTACTATTAGCTTCTTCGTAAGTGGTTCTTCTACTCAAGTATCTCAGTCAAGTGCATTCACAGTTGAATACACTAAAGCTACTGATTTCAACGTAAGAGGTGATTTTGAAGACAGAACTGCAACTCAAGGTTTCTCTGTTCCTAACGCTGCTTCAGCTACTTCAATCGTTATACCTGAGATCAACTTTCAAATGAAGTCTCAAACAATCAGTGCTAAAACAAGAAAATTGAAAGCACAATGGACTCCAGAATTCGCACAAGATTTGAATGCTTACCATTCTTTAGATGCTGAAGCTGAATTAACAGGTTTATTATCTGAGTACATCTCTTTAGAGATCGATTTAGAAGTAATGGACATGTTAATCTCTAACGCTCCAACAGTAGAATATTGGTCAGCTAAGGTTGGTGATCAAATCAACGCTGCTAAAACTGCGTTTACTAGTAACACAACTGGTGTTTACTACAACCAAATGACTTGGTTCCAAACTATTGGTATCAAGTTACAAAAAGTTTCTAACATCATCCACCAAAGAACTTTACGTGGTGGCGCTAACTTCATGGTAGTTTCTCCAGCAGTAGCTACAATCTTGGAATCAATCCCAGGATTTGCAGCTGATACTGACGGTGCAGCAGATACAATGAAATATGCATTCGGTGTTCAGAAAGTAGGTGCTTTAAACAGCCGCTACAAAGTGTACAAAAACCCTTATATGACCGAGAACGTAATCTTAATGGGATTCCGTGGTACTCAGTTCTTAGAAGCAGGTGCTGTATACTCTCCTTATGTTCCATTGATCATGACTCCATTAGTGTACGATCCAGCTACATTTACTCCACGTAAAGGTATCATGACTCGTTACGCAATGACTATGATCCGTCCGGAATTCTACGGATTAGTAGTAGTATCAGATTTACAAATAGTTTAATCTATTTAAGATCTATATAATAAAGGACCCAACTTCGGTTGGGTCTTTTTTTTGTGCATATTTATCTAGAAAGGTAGCGAATGACTGATACGAACTCGATTTCAAAAAAGTCTCCAAAAAATCCAATTAAGTTTTTAATTCCATTAAACGAGGAGCAAAAGCAAGCCAAGTCAATAATTCTCGATAACAAAATAACTGTTCTAAAGGGACAAGCCGGATCCGGTAAGTCCATGTTGGCAGCACAGATCGCCCTAGATCTTTTGTTTAAAAAAGAGATAGAAAGAATCATTTTAACCAGACCTGCAGTAACTTCTGGAGAAGACATAGGTTTTTTACCTGGTACAAAAGAGGACAAATTGGCTCCTTACACTGCTGCCATATACGACAACATGTATAGGCTTTACAACAAAGAAAAGATAGACA